CTGCCAATGACCCCCGGGGATGCGATCAAGCGGCGGTGAGCCCGCAGGACTTAGCTGCGCAAAGACAAAGGTACGAGAGAAGTCCTGACCCGCGTCGTGCATCTGCGCCGTGATCGCGCCATTGCGCATCAAAAGGCCGAGCGAGTCGACAGTCCGGAAATGCTCGGTGCGAAAGCTGGTGCCTTCCTCCGCCTCACTGATCCACTCACCAACCCGACCGCCGGGCAGACTCACCAAAGTGCCATGGGTCAATGGCTGTGCAACTTGCTTTTTAGCCATGGCGCACCTCCTTGCTCAAGGCGGGATCCGTACACTGCGCCAGCGCCCAGTGCAAGAGCGCAAGGGCATCCGCCTCGTTGTCGTCGGTGACCGGGTGGCCCAGCGCTTTCATGGCCGCAATCACCTCGACCTTGCCCGCGTTGCCCTTGCCAGTGGCATGGCGTTTGATGGTGCCCACAGGCACACCTTGGTACGGTATCTGGTGACGCTCACACCATGCGGTCAGCGTGGCCAGCAAACCGCCGTAGACATGCGCAGCATCTACGCCGAGGTGACGGCGCACCTCTTCAAAGTAAACGGCTCCAATGACCGCTGAATCGGTTGGTGCGTCACTCTCTGAGCCACTCAAGGCGAGCATGTCATCGAGCCAACGTCCAAAGCGCAGATAGCGCATGCCACCGCCCTCAAAGCGTTGGGACTTGAAGCTCACGAAGCCATGCGCCACTGGACCGTTTGCCGAGCGCAGTGCCCAGCCGGTGGTCGTACCCAGGTCAAGAGCCAGGATGACGAGGCGTGGGGTTGGTTTGTTATTCATCAGGGATTTCCTCCAAGGGTTCGTACAAGTTTTCTTGTGCGACCTGGAGGAGCACTGGCACCAAAGCCGTGTCAGGGCGGGTGCGGCTCCCTCATGTCTGTCATTTCCGATTTTTTCAATCGGATGCGGTTATCAGGGCTTACAAAAAGTCTTCAACAGATGACGGGGCTTATTTCAATACTTCATCTTTCAAAGGTGGAGTCCGGGTCTGGTGGGGTACTTATTTCAATACTTCTTCTTTCAATATATATACCTATGTCTCTCTCTGACCACCTCCAGGGCAGGCGTTTCGCGCGCGCGAGGATTTTTGGGTGCGTATAGCGACCCCTGTATTTATTTGTATATAGAGGCACCCCCTTTGAAAGAAGGTCGTAATTGAAAGAAGTCCTCATAGACCGTTCACTGATCAGTTGGGACATCATTTCCCGCCAGCTTGATCCACTGGCTAGGTCTGCCGCCCGTTGGCATGGCGAACACCTCAACCAGGTGGGCGTCCGTTAAGGTACGCAGCACGCCATCTCGCTGGCGGTGGTCCATGAACTGGGTGCGCCGTGTGAACTCGCTCTTTGACATACCAGCGGCATCGCCATCACGCAGGATTTGCAAAGCGCGCTTGTGGTTGGACTCGACTTGGTTTTCTGAAACGCGCGCGCTTGCTTCTCGAATAGTCAGCTCGGCACAGTGGCGCGAGAGCGCAATTCCCCAGTGCGCGTCGTGGTCCTCGATCTGCGGTGTCACCGCGTCGCGCGACACAGCGCGAATGAGAGCCAATTTGGTGGCGTTCTCTTCAATGCGCGCCAAGATCGATGAAAAACCGGTGCCTCTCGACAAGCGAAGCTTTGTCAACAACTCGTGGTCAAGCAAGCGAAACGCGTCACGCGCTTGCGCGGTCATCGGAACGACACGCGGATCCACCAGCACTTCATCAATCGCGCCCACATCCGTGAGGTTGCCGTTCAACTGGCCACCTCCCTGGTGGATCAGCAGCAGTCGGTCGATGAGGTCTTGCGGGGGATCTATCGTGCCAAAAAGTTCGTTGCTATTGGGAAAATCGTCCTCGCTCTCCAGAATCAGAAAGCGCGCCAATGAACCGTCGGCCACATTCGACGCCTGCAGCGCCTGCCAAAAGTGCAAGGGTGTGGTGGTGCCGTAGATGCAAGCGCAGGGCTGGTGAATGGCACGGTGCGCGTTGTTGAGTTGGTTGCTTGCGTACTCAATGCCAAAGTAAGTCGTGCCTGATGTGGTGTACAGCTCGGTCATCAGGTCAAGGATTTCACACACGTAGCGCGGGGAGCGCTTACGGTCAGCGGCTGCCGACAAAAACATACCGAACTCATCTAGCTGAAAAAGAATGGCGGGCTGACGCTGGATGGCCGTCAAAAGACCGGAACCCGATGCGATCTTGTTGCCGCCCAGGTATTGCAGCAACCCGGCCTTGCGGAATAGCTCGTTGATAACCACGCGGCTGTGGTTCTTGCCTGCGCCGCTCTCAGCGATACCTACGACATAAAGGTTCGAGCGCGTGTTGCTCTCGGTGCGGTACTTACGCCCCATCAGCGCGCCGATGGCACACAAACTCGCTCCGAGCGCCAGCACAGGCTGTGGACGCTTTGCCGTCGTTGCCATGAGCGCCATCATGTCGGCAATCACGCCGCCAACTTGGTCCCAGCCCGTCGGCAGTGGTTTGGGTGGTGGCAGCACGGGGGGTGCACCTGATCCATCAATCGTGATGGGGTTTGATGTTTGCAGCGTTTGCAGCATCTCCTTGGCCGGGTGATGTCCGTTCATCACAATCTCACCATTGAGCTGCAGATCAGCATCTGGAATCCAGCCGTTGTCCAGCGCCAGCTTGTAGATGGTTCCCGCCCCAATGCGCTGAGGCGAAAAGCTCCCCCAACTTTTAGCGGTTGTCTTGGCATCGTTTTTACTGGACGACGCAGACCAGGACTCAAAGAGCGGCCACCCCTGCTCGGCAAGCGCACCTTTGATGGCCATGCCAATGCGCACCCAACTGTCGTAGTCCAGGTCCTGATTGGGGATGTACTGAAGCGCGTCTTGCACTGCCTCGAACGTGCCGCGTTGCTCGGGCAGATTGGCGAACGCCTCTGGAGACTTCAAACCTACAGCCAGACTTTTGGGGCGCATAGATTCGGGGACCATCTCGTACGCCTGGCGCGCAAACTCTCGAGCCTGTGCCTCGGTGATGACAGGCAGTTCTTCGATTTTCAGGTCGGCCAAGGTTTGCACGGGCCACTCGTAGGGCTTGCCGGTATCCGGGTGAATGCCATAGGCGATGAACTGCTGCCCCACACCCAAGACCTCAATGGGCGGGAACTTAAAGCCACTGAAAGGCTGGGCCGCACGGTACACCAGCAATCGCTTGGGGGCGTTGCCGATACGAACAGCAGGTGTGTCGCCCAGCAGCCGCTTGGCTAAGCCCTCAATCTGAACAGCGATGTCTTTGGACTGCAGCACATCAATGTCGATGCCAATCACCTTGCCTGCGGCAATACCAATGCCAGCTTCGGGCCAGTCACCCCAGATGTCGACTTCGTTTTCAGTCGTGTCGCGCTCACAGTGACGGCTCCACTTGGGATAGTCTTGCCAGGCACCCAGGCGAAACATGCCCGGCTTCTTAGTGCTAGGCTGGATCGGCAAAATGGCATAGCCGCGATCTACGAGCGTGGCCCCAAGATGGGCCATGTAATTATTTGGATTCATGCGTTCCTTCAAAATGGTGGGTCATCTGCATAGGCAGTGCGAAGTGAGTCTTGAAAGGCGGTCACGACCACATCAATCAAGGTTGACCACTCCACTGCGGTGAAGGTGGCCAAGTCTGTTTTGGCAAGTGACTCGACGTACTCGCCACCTGTCTGGCAGGCCGCCGCCAGAGCATTGGTTTCATGTTGGTTTGGATCAATCATTCCCTTTAGCCTTGCTGCAATGTTTTGACAGCGCCGGGAACACAACTTCACGCTCGGCGCATCAATACGGATCAAACATGGCGCGAACCCATACCCTCGGGCATCGCGCCTGCAAATGGCGCACATCATTTATGCGCTCGACATCAAAAGCGCGCGCCGACGATTTCTGTGTAACGCCCGCTCGGGCGCACCGCGATCTGCGATGGACACTTGAGCCGCTGCGATACGGCCAGAGCTTCATCAACACCACGGGGAAGTGGCAGCCCCGGTGCTCGGTTTGCCCACCAGCTCGCAGCCTTTTGCCGCGCATAGCCCTGGTGCTCAATGCAAACCCATTCGCTGTGGGAACTCAGTCCACTCCAGTAATCAACTCGAAGTGACGGCGGCTTACCAGTCTTGTCGTGCCGGGCATAGCTGACCCGTGTCACGGGCACCCACTCGGGTGGACCGCCAGAGAGGATGTCCAAAGTGCTGGCTTTGGCGTCAATCTTGATTTGCGGCTCCGGGAACATGTGGCCACAGTCGGGGCACTGACGTACCGCCGCGTGCACGATGCTGTCGCACTCAGGGCAGGCTTTGGTGGGCGCATCGCCGTCTTCACCCGCTTTGGGTGTCTTGGGCTTGATGGCGTCAATGGGTCCGTGGCGCGCAATGTTCCCGGCAAAGTCGAGCACCAAGCAGTCGGTCTTGCCCGGTGCAAGGCGGCAGCCACGACCAACGATCTGCACATACAAGCCCGCCGACTTGGTCGGGCGCAGCATGGCAATCAGGTCTACCGCAGGAGCGTTAAAGCCTGTCGTCAAGACATTGGCATTGGTCAGGCACTGAATTCGTCCGGCCTTGAAGTCATTGATGATCGCTTCGCGCTGGGCGCTGGGCGTATCGCCCACAATCGTCTCGCAGGTCACTCCTCTGCTGCGCACCGCATCACGCACGTGGTACGCATGGTCCACGCCAGCACAGAAGATCAGCCAGCTTTTGCGGTTTTTTGAGTACGAGAAGATTTCATTGACTGCGCTTTGTGTGATCGCGTCCTGGTCAATGGCCGCTTCCAAATCCTTCGGGATGAACTCACCGCCGCGTGTACCCACACCAGTGAGGTCAATTTGCGTTGCCATGCGTTTGGAGATCAGTGGCGAAAGGTAGTGGTCATCAATCAACTCGCGCACCGAAACCTCGTAGGCGATGTCAGTGAAGATGGCCTCACTACCTTCATGCAACAACCCAGAGTCAAGGCGGTATGGCGTGGCCGTCAGACCAATCACTTTGAGCATGGGGTTAATGCGCTTCAAGCCATCAAGAAACTTGCGGTACATCGTGTTTGAGGAGCGCGGGATCAAATGCGCTTCATCAATCAACACCAGATCGCACTGCTGAACGTCATACACACGCTTGTGAATGGACTGGATGCCAGCAAACAAAATCTGCGCACGGATCTCACGCTTCTTAAGACCTGCTGAATAAATCCCTGCCGGGGCTTGCGGCCAAAGCTTTTTGAGTTCGGCAAAGTTCTGTTCAATCAGCTCACGCACATGAGTCACGATCAGGATGCGCTGATCTGGAAAGGCTTTGAGCACGCCCTCAACAAAGGTGGCCATGACAAGGGACTTGCCACCAGCGGTTGGAATCACCACCAGCGGGTTGCCGCTCTCATCTTGGAAATAGTTGTAGATGCCTTGGATGGCAGCGCTTTGGTAGGGGCGAAGGGAAAAGCTCATGACGGGACTCCTTTTTCAATTGCGTTTAGGTTTGCGGTTGGGGATTCAGTTGGCGGCGTGCTTGTTCAAACCGGCATCGCGCCAGCGAACACCGTTGGTAAATTCGTAGTCAACCCAGTCGTCACCCGCATCGACTTGCGTAGCAGGAACAAGTGGTGGCAAATACAGGTGCTGCTCACAGCCGCTGCGCTGATCTACTTCGGTCAGGCGCTTTTGATGCCGGTCGCAATGCCAACCACCATCCACGGGTGTTGAGTGCAGGCAAGTACGGCAATTGATCGCAGGTGCCACCACGCTGTTGCCGCTTGCATGGCAAACCGGTGCGTGGTCACACATTCGGCACTGATACCAACTGGGGTCCTCGCTGATGCGCGGCAGTGGGGTTTGGGCGAAGATGATTCGCCGGGCTTTTTCCAGAAGAAGTTCCGCATAAGTGACATCTGCCTCCACGCGTTCGACATACAGGTCATCGGTGTCCTTGTTCACAGCCAAGTACATCGCTCGGGTAATGCCCATCAGGTGCATGTAGATTTGCATCTGGGCAAAGTGCTGCGGCTTGGACTCGCGCACCTTCTTGGCCACCAGATCGCCAAAGCTCTTGTTGGAGTGCGTCTTGAACTCCAGCACATGCCAGGCTTTGGGTGCTTCAAGCAAATTGATGGCAAGACCGTCAAGCGAGCCCCCAAAGTGGCCGCCATGGGCCTGCACCCGAAACTGACGCCCGGTCTCAGGATCAACTTCGAGTACGGTCGCGCCGGTGCGCCGCAGGTTCAACACCAGACGTGCTTCCTCCAGTTGGCCGGTTTCAAATAAGCGCAACAACCGTCCTGGGTGCTTGCTGCGCGTCACCCACCGAAAGTCGTACCAAAGCGCACGTTCGCATTCCTTGCCAATGAGGGACGCGCCAAGGTGGCTGCGAAACCCATCACTGGCATCTGCTTCGTAGCCAGAGAAGATGGCCTCGCGGGTAAGGCTTGTGATGGCGGGCAGTTCAGCCATGGTTTCCTCCTTGGCTCGCGTGTAAGTCACGCGCACGCTGCACCAGGCCCGCCCACTCTTGGTCATTGCAGTTTTCA